ATATGACACCAATGGTTAAACCAAAGGCTTTTGCGGCTTCTATCTGTGCAGACAGATTAAAAGATATTATAGCCGCCTAAGGTAAACAAAAGAGGAGTAAACACGGTGAAGAAGCGCCTGTATTGTGCGCTTGTGGTATTTTTGTCTCTACTTTCACCCGAGACAAATGCTCATGAGCGTACGACCGACGCTATCAAGATCGTAAAGACTTATGAAGCAAAAGTATCTTGGTACAAACACGGTCTAAAGACAGCTAATGGTGAAAGGTTTAATCCAAGCCTTTATACTGTAGCCCATAGAACATTACCATTTGGTACATGGGTTAGATTTACAAATCCAGAAACAAATAAAAAAGTTACAGCAAGAGTAAATGATCGAGGTCCTTTTATTGGTGGCAGACAGTTTGATTTGAGTTGGGGCTCTGCTAAAAAATTAGGTATACTTGAAAAGGGTGTAACTAGACTTAAAGTTGAGATTATTAAATATAAAACATGAATATACTTGAAATAATGAAAGGATATATAATGGGTCGTCCTCCTGGTGCTAAAAACAAAAAGAATATGGAAACTGTTATGAATGAAGAAACAAAAGTATTTAATTATGAAGATGAACTACAAAATCAAGGAATGGCTCCTGCTTGGCGTGAAGTAAATGTAGCAAATGAACCTGTTAATAATGTTTCACAAACAGTACCAGCATCATATTTTAATAATGATGATGTAAATACAGGCGCAAATATGCAATCAAATCTTTTTCTAGTTGAAGGTCTGGTACAACTTCGACCACTACAACCTGGTCGTCAACCAGTACAAGCAGAGCAAAATCGTATTGTATATGCAAACGATATTGATCATGCAATTCAAAAGTATAATCAATACTTTGCAAGTCTAAGTAATGGTCTTGAAATGTATGTTGTACTTCGTGCGTCTGCTTCAGAAGCAATTATGTAATGGTCAATCGTATCTATAGTAATTTTGAACGTATAATTATTGATGAAATGATTGATATGGGCTTAAATCCTACTGATCAAAATGACGTAATGAAGTATTGGGAAAATAAATTACCTGAGGTTGAGAAAGATGTATGTAGAAATCTACACTAAAGATGAGTGTGATTATTGTATCAGAACCAAAAAACTTTTAGAATCACGCAAGATTTCTTATAAAGAATATCATCTTGATCGTGATTTTACAAAAGAATTACTGACAGAAAAATATGCTTCTGCACGTACATATCCTGTAGTAGTGGTTGACGGATTCTTTATTGGTGGTTATAATGAACTTACTACCAAACTATTAGAATCCGATATGCAATCAAGTTTTCTAACAGAATAAAAGGATAACTATATTATGTATCAACGTGACACACTTCTAAAAGAACTACGCTCAAATGTTGTTGAAGTTCACTTTACCAAGGTAAATGGTGAATCTAGAGTTATGCGAGCAACCCTAATGGAAAAATTTCTACCTGAGTCATATCGTAATGAAAAACCAGAAGAAAATGACTTTCATCAAAAGAATCCTAATATTATTGCTTGTTGGGATATTACCTCTGGCGGTTGGCGGTCTTTTAGAATTGATTCTGTGACTTATTGTCAGGGTGTGGAAACTTTCTAATGCCAAAACTTGTATTAATTGAGACTATTTCTCAATTTAAACATCAGTATGTGGTAGAAATTGGTGATGATGAACCAATCTCTAACGCTATTGATCATTGGGCACTGTATCATGATACAACTGATTTTGAAGAACTATCACAACAACATCTAGGTGAAATGGATATTACTAGACGTGTAGTGACTATGGATGAATTAAAAATGATTTGTAAAGATAATGAAGAGAATGGTATCTTAACAAATAATATTGCAAGTATTATTCAAAGAAGGAAATAATTAAATATGTCAACTAGTTGGGGATATCATCTTGCTCTAGATTGTTCTGGTTGTGATCATGGTATGATCACTGATTCAACAATCATTCACACTTTTGCAAAACAGCTTGTAAAAGATATTGATATGATTGCATATGGTGAACCACAAATTATCAAGTTTGGTTCTGGTGACAAGGCAGGTTACACCCTTGTGCAGTTAATTGAAACCAGTAACATTTGTGCTCATTTTGTTGATGAAAATGATACCATGTACCTTGATGTATTTTCTTGTAAACCATATAATACTGAAGTTGTTATTAAGCTTGTCAAGCAATATTTTGGTGCTAAAGAAATTAATCAAAACTATTTTGAGCGTCAAGCACCTTCTCTTTAAAAGAACATATATATTATGAATGAAGTAATTGGGTTTACCTGTGGTGCATTTGACTTATTGCACCCAGGACACATACACTTTCTAAATGAGTGTAGTAAACATTGTGAGGAATTAATTGTAGGTTTACATTCTAATCCACAACTAGATCGAGATTGGAAGAATAAACCTATTCAAAGTATGTATGAACGATATGTTCAACTTGATGGGCTAAGATTTATAGATCAAATTATTCCATACGATACAGAATATGATCTATTAAATATGATGGGTACATTAACTATCAATAAACGATTTGTCGGAACCGAGTATAAAGATCAAGAACTTACGGGTCAACATATTTGTGATCTATTAAATATTGAAATCATATATATTCCAAGATATCATCAATATAGTTCAACAGAACTAAGAAATAGACTTAAAGGTATTACATAATGGGCATTATTAGATTTAGTGACGAAGAAGTATTCAGCACTGATAGTCAAGAATATGATATTCTGCAACGTGCAGTACTACAATGCAAAGGTGTTCCAGGTGCTGTAGTTGAAATTGGGACTCGCCGTGGTGGTTCAGCCAAAATTATTATTGATAGCTTAGCTATGAATCAAGATACAGATCGTTCAATGTTCTGTATTGATCCATACGGTAATATTGAAATTGAATGCACCAATATGAATATCACTCATCATGTGCCAGGCGTAGCTACTGAGGGTGATCCAATGTCAAAAGAGATTACCAAACCGCTTAGGTTTGATTATGATAATAGCATGCGAAATCGAATCATTCCTTCACTTTATTATTATGCTTATAATAAAGGACTAAATTTTGCATTCTTCTGCATGGAAGATTCAGAGTTCTTTAATCGGTTTGCAGATGGAGTTCCGGTATATAATAATTTCAAGAAGTATGAAAATACTTATGCGTTTGTATTCTTTGATGGACCACATCATAATGAAGCAGTGGATCTTGAAACAAAATTCTTTCTAGATCGTTCAACTATTGGTACCGTATTTGTTGCAGATGATATCTGGATGTATGATCATGAGCGATTTGAAACCATGATTTATGCGCAAGGTTTTAAAGTCCTTGAAAAAGGGCAAGTAAAAGCTTCATATGTAAAGGTTTCATAATGTCATTTATTGAACATTATCTTAGTGAAGTAACTTTTACAACCAATAGTCTTTCAAGTGAAGATATTGAAACAATTGTAAATTATCTAAAACAAGTAAGAGATAATGATGGTCGAGTCTTTGTTTTAGGTGTTGGTGGTTCGGCTGCAAATGCCTCACATATGGTAAATGATCTACGAAAACTATGTGATATTGAAGCATATAGTCCAGTTGATAATGTATCAGAACTTACGGCTCGAGTAAATGATGAAGGATGGGAATATTTCTTTGAGCGTTGGCTCAAAACATCAAAGTTAACTGAATTTGATTGTATCTTTGTATTATCAGTAGGTGGTGGTAGTCAAGAACGAAATATTTCAGTTAATCTGATTAGAGCAATTGATCTAGCACATGATGTTGGTGCAGCAGTTGTAAGTATTGTTGGTAAACCTGATGGTTATGCAGCATTACATAGTGATGCATGTTGTGTCATTCCTGTATCAGATCAGACATTATTAACGCCAATTAGCGAAGCATTTCAAGCAATTGTTTGGCATGGTATTGTTTCTCATCCTGAACTTCAGCTAGCAAAGACAACGTGGTAAAGACAGTATTTCTAGATAGGGATGGAGTTATTAATCATCTTGTCAATCATAATGGCAAGATGACTGCTCCCTGGAAAGTTGAAGAATTTATATTCATGTCTGGTGCTGTTCAATGTATTCGTAGATTCAAGAATTTTGGCAAAAGAGTAATAGTAATTACCAATCAACCAGACGTTCTTGATGGTAAAATGACTCGTGAAACATTTGACATATTCAAAGATATGTTATATTATCTAAAGGTTGATGATGTATTCTGTGCAGAGCAGCGTGGAACAGAATTCTATAAACCAAATAATGGTATGCTCGAGCACTATATACAAAAATACGAGTTAAATAGAAATCATTGTGTATTGATTGGTGACACCTGGAAAGATATTGTAGCTGGGTATAAAAGTAATATCACAACAATATATAGTTCATATGAGACATATACATCTCCTAAGGAATGGTCTCATATAAAACCGGCTCATACTGTAAAAAATATAACAGAAGCAACTAAATTAATTGAGGATATATTATGATTGATATCTATGCAGACGGCGCAGCAATGGATGGTATCGTTGAAGCATCAAAAAATAATAAGATCAAAGGATTTACAACAAATCCATCACTCATGAAAGCAGCAGGCATTAAAGATTATATGGGGTTTTGTGATAATGTTATTGCGTATTTAAAAGAATATCGACCAGACACCAATATTAGTCTGGAAGTATTCTCGGATGATGAAACTGAAATGCTTGAACAAGCACTGAAGTTAAATCAAGTCGGACTCAATCATGATTATCCAGTCTATGTAAAGATTCCTGTTACATATACAAATGGTGAATTTACTATTAATGTTATTCAAAAGTTGCTTGAAAAGAATGTAAGAGTAAATGTTACAGCCGTCTTTACTCCATATCAAACAATGCATGTACTTGATGCTATTGGAACAAGTAAAGTACCAAGTATTATTTCAATTTTTGCTGGTAGAATTGCCGATGCTGGTAAAAATGCAGGATTGATTGTTTCAGAATGTGTAAAACTAAATAAGTTTCTTACGTCTGGTCTATCACGAAATCCTAATATTAAGTTTCTTTGGGCATCTACACGACAAGTTTATAACTATGTTGAAGCACAACTAGCAGGTTGTCATGTTATTACAATGACACCAGATGTTATTAAAAAATTATCTAATCTTGATAAAAATTTGACCGAGTATTCACTTGAGACAGTCAAGATGTTTAGAGATGATGCCATTAAGTCAGGATATACAATCTAATGAGTATGTTTGAAGAAAATGAAGTTTCAAAGAATGCCTTTGGTGGTACTGAACTAGCAAAGAGAAAACTAGCAGCCATTCTTGATCCAAGTCTACTAAATGACTTTCAGGTAGTTTGTTCCAGACCAAGAGACTTGGATGAATCAAAGATTAGAATTTTCTTTGCCAACGACCTGGCTACCGATCCAGAGTCTGCCAAGTTTCGTGAAGAATCATTCCGAGATAAATTTCATAAGTTTGTCTTTATTTCTAATTGGCAAATGAGCCAATATCAACTAGTACATGGTATTCCATATGATACCAAGAGTATTGTACTAGAATCTGGTATTGATATTGCACCCGAGACTGTCAAAAGTAAGGATAAAATTCGTCTGGTCTATACATCAACACCACAACGTGGTCTTGATATTCTTGTTCCAGTCTTTAAACATCTAGCAGAAAAATATCCCGATATTCATCTTGATGTATTTTCTAGTTTCAAGATTTATGGTTGGGATGATGCCGATAAGCAATTTGAACCATTATATGATGAAATCCGTAATCATCCACAAATGACTTATCACGGCTTTGTGCCTAATGATACACTTCGTTCAACATTAAATGATTGTCATATCTTTGCTTATCCATCTACATGGGTTGAGACTAGTTGCCGAGCAATGCTAGAAGCAATGACTGCTGGTCTAGTTTGTGTGCATCCAAATCTTGGTGCATTGCCAGATACATCTGGTTCACTCAATGTAATGTATCAAGGCTCAATGGATAAAAATGAACATGCTAATATCTTTAATGCTCATTTAGAAGCAGCAATTAATTTTGTTAAGAATGATGCACATGTAAGTATGGTTCAATTTAATAAGACTTATATTGATAGTCGGTTTGGTATTGATAGAATCAAGCGACAATGGGAAACGATGCTCAAGGATCTACTTAATAGATACCCTACAGAAGAGAGTCGTAGTTTTCCCAAACAACAATTTGTATATCGTACATGATTATTTCTAAAACCCCATTAAGAATTAGTTTCTTTTCTGGTGGCAGTGACTTACCGGCTTTCTATAGGAGAGCCGAGGGTGCTGCCCTTTCAGTTACTATTGACAAATACATATATGTTATGGCTCATAGTAAATCACGAGGTAACTATGTAACTGCATTTGATGGTATTAATGATTATGATACATTGGACTCAATGACCCATGATATTACTCGTGAAACATTAAAAGAATATAGAATCAAGAATAAAGTCCATGTAGCATCTATTTCAGATATCCCAGGTAAAGGCTCTGGTCTTGGTAGTTCTTCATCGTTTACAGTTGGTTTAATTAATGCTTTAAAAGAATGTTATGAACCAGTTTCATTGGCAGAACAAGCTTGTAATATTGAAATGAATCGTTGTGAATATCCAGTTGGTAAACAAGATCAATATGCTGCAGCAGTTGGTGGTCTAAATTTATTCAAGTTTTCAAGTGATCGTGTTGCATCATCACTCTTAAATATCTCTAAAGAGACTATCGCTAAACTACATGATAATTTACTATTAGTTTATACAGGTATTTCACGATCTGCCAATAAAATTCTATCAGAACAATCTAAGTCTATGACTGATGATGATAAATTCAATCTTGTCATGAATGGTCGTAATAAGGCTATCTTTGCCGCAGACTTACTAGAGCGTGGTGATCTAGATACATTTGGTGATTTGTTACATCAAGCATGGTTAGATAAAAAGAATGTGGCATCTGGCATTACTAGTGAAGCAATTGATCACATTTATGATGTAGCTATGTTAAATGGTGCTCTTGGTGGTAAGATTTTAGGTGCTGGTGGTGGCGGTTTTATGATCTTCTACTGTGAATCTAATAAGAAAGAAGAATTATCTTCTATTCTAGGTAAAAAAACTAGAGCTGTTACATATGATTTTAACTTTACAAGAGAAGGATCAAAAGTTGTATATGCAGATGAGATCCTATCATAATGGTTGACAACTTATCTTTACCATGGTATATTAAACTATGACTAATGCTAATAATGTTATTATCTTTCCAACCAAACACACCAAGTATAATGGACCAACTTCTTTTGAAGAAATTGATGAAACTATGGATATGGTCAAACAATTTCATATTCAAGAGACAATTGAGACCATTATACCTACATTGTTCGATCAGTTGACTGTGGCTGGTTTTGCACCAGACGAAGATGATGATGAAGTGATGAAGCATTCTGCAATGGTTGTTGAGTCTATTAGATCATTACTTTGTTTGATTAGAGGTATTGACCATCCACTACAAATGATTGCTGATAACTTATTTGTACATACTGATGATGGTCTGGAAGTATCAGACAAAGTAAAAATCATTATTACACCCAAAGATAATAAATCAGACAAGGAGTAAGTGTTATTCTTATTATGGATTATTCCCAGGTGATGCTGTCTAATATTATGGTGCAACTGGGCAACCATACAAATGCACAAGTTGATGAAAATATGTGCCGACATATGGTATTAAATTCTATCCGTATGTATAAGACTAAGTTTGGCGCCGAATATGGTAAGATGGTTATTGCTTGTGATTCAACCAATTATTGGCGCCGTCAACTATTCCCATATTATAAGGCTAACCGTAAGAAGTCACAGGCTGCATCAGAACTTGATTGGAAAGCAATCTTTGAATGCCTCAATAAGATTCGTGATGAAATTACAGAATATTTTCCCTATACAACAATTCGTACTGACACAGCAGAAGCAGATGATGTGATTGCTACTCTTTGTCGTGAGTATGGTAATACAAATGAAAAGATCCTTATTCTAAGTGGTGATAAGGATTTCCAGCAGCTTCAACGCTTTATGAATGTCAAGCAGTATAATCCAGTCATGAAGAAGTTTGTGACATGTAATGATCCTGATAAGTTTCTAAAGGAACATATTATCAAGGGTGATTCTGGTGATGGTATTCCAAATTTTCTATCGGATGATAATTGTCTAGTTACTGGTGTTCGTCAAAAGCCAATCACACAAAAGAAACTAGACTCTTGGGTAAATAAAAACCCCGAAGAATTTTGTGATTCACTTACACAACTTAGGAACTATAAGCGGAATCAACAGCTTATTGACCTAAATATGATTCCTGATGTTGTTTATAAGCAAATCATTGACAGTTACACAGCACAGCAGGATAAGAAGACTAATCCAAATCTAATGAACTATTTTATCAGCAACCGACTCAAGAACCTCATGGAGAATATGAATGAGTTTGTCTAACGGAGTCTTTATATGAGACTCGGTGTAGCAGAAGTACTAGAGCGTACTTCAGGCATGACTAGTAGAGCAGATCGTATCAGAATGTTACAAGAGAATGATTCACCTGCGCTTCGAGCCATTTTACAGGGTGCTTTTGATCCCAATATTGTATGGCTATTACCCGAGGGTGAACCGCCATATAAACCAAATGATCTACCTGATCAGCATAATGCATTACTTCGAGAGTTTAGAAAGTTTTATCTATTTGTTGAGGGTGGTAATCCTAATCTAAAGCAGACCAGACGAGAGTTTCTCTTTATTGAATTGTTAGAGACTCTTGATCCAAAAGATGCTAAGCTACTAGCATCCGTTAAAGACAAACATATTCCATATCCAGGCGTCACATCCGACGTTGTATTAGAGGCATTTCCAGGTCTATATTGATGAGCAAGTCAAAACCCAAAAAGAATGGTCGTAGCTGGTACGATGAAGAAGACAATGAAGATTATGGGACTGATTATAAATCAAATCAAGAACGTCGTAAAGAAAAGAAATTAAAGAATCTAATTCGATCAAAGAATATAGATCAGTTATTAAACATGGATGAGGAAGAATAATGCCTACTTATTTGTTTAAAGACCTAAATACTGGTGAAGAGCAAGAGCTCTTTATGTCAATAACAGAGAGGGGCAAGTATCTAGAAGATAATCCACACATGACTCAACTTGTCCATGGTGCTCCTGCTCTGGGTGATTCTATTAGACTGGGTTTAAAAAAGCCTGATGATGCTTTTCGAGATAGACTAAAAGAAATCAAGAAACATCATTCTCGTGGAATGACTAAGAGTAGTGTAAATACTTTTTAAGTAGTGCCTGGACATATAACAAAATAAAGGTTATACATGTCAGCACCACCTAAAAAAAGACCATCACGTAAAGAGAGAAGACTACAAAAACAGAATGGAGAGGGAGTTGCAGAGAAATTAAACTTTACTCTCCGTGAAGTTATACCTCTGACAGAAAACCAAAAACTTACATTTGAAGCTTATAGAAATAATAAAAATCTAATGCTGCATGGTATAGCTGGTACTGGCAAATCATATATTTCGTTATATCTAGCGCTCAATCAAATATTAAATTCTGAGACAGAATATAAAAAAATATATATTGTTCGTTCCATTGTGCCTGTGAGGGACGTAGGATTTTTACCTGGGACTAATAAGGAAAAGGCTAAAGTCTATGAAGCACCTTATTATGCAATTTGTTCAGAGTTATTTGGTCGTAGCGATGCTTATGAATATCTAAAAAGTAAAAATATGATTGAGTTCATGTCAACATCATTTATTCGTGGTACTACATTAAATGATTGTATAGTCATTATGGACGAATGCCAGAATGCAACATTACATGAATTGGATTCAGTTGTTACTCGAGTAGGAAAAAATTGTAAAATTATATTCTCGGGTGATTTTACTCAGTCAGACTTTACTAATGATAAAGATAGATATGGTGTTACTCAATTTATTAAAATTATTAGAAATATAAAATCATTTAGATTTATTGAATTTAACAAGAATGATATTTTAAGAAGTGATTTGGTTCGTGATTATATTATTGAAAAAGATAGGTTAGGTATATCAACGTGAACTTTGCAAGTCTAAAATCTAAACAAGCTAAACGTGGGCGGTACTTCCGCCCACAACTATTAGAACTACCGTCCATTGAGGCAACTACAACATCAGAAGGTAGATACTATCATACACCCGAAGGTGATCTACCGTCGGTTACTACAGTACTTGGTCGTAAATTAGATAAGTCTGGATTAGAAATATGGAGAGCTCGTGTTGGTGAAGAAGAAGCTAATAGAATATCTACTATAGCAACTCGTCGTGGTTCCGCCATACATGATTTAGCCGAAAAGTATTTACTAGATAGAGATGACTATACAACTGGTGCAATGCCAGTTAATATTGCTACATTTGAGACACTTAGACCAATACTTGATTCTAGAGTCACTGATGTAAAATGTATTGAAGGTGCACTATGGTCCAACACGTTAAACACTGCTGGTCGAGTTGATCTTATTGCTTCATTTGATGCTATACCATCTATTATTGACTTTAAGACTTCCAAGCGTATCAAGACCGATAGTGATATATTATCATATTTCCTACAAGCCACATGTTATTCAATGATGCTTGAGGAACGGACCGGCATTATTACACCAAATATTGTCATACTTATGGCAGTAGATCATGATGATCCATTAGTTTTTATTAAGTCAAGAGAACAATATATGCAACAGATGAAAGATATATTTACATGCCAGTAATGATAAGATATTATGTTAAATAATAAATATAGAAGCATTTTTATCAGTGATATACACCTTGGTAGTAGAGCATGTCAGGCAGATTTATTAACACAATTTTTAAAAGTAAATACTTGTCAAAATTTATATTTGGTAGGTGATATATTTGATTTATGGAAACTTAAAGATAGTAGATATTGGCCACAATCCCATAGTAATGTAATAAGAAGATTTCTTACTTCATCTAAAAGAGGTACAAAAATATACTATATCTTAGGCAATCATGATGAATATTTTAGGACCTGGATATCAGATATGAATATATTTGGAAATATAATTGTGGCAAATAGTTTTGATCATTACACAGTTAATAACCAAAGATTCCTTGTTACACATGGGGACATGTTTGATGGTATTGTTCGACATCATAAATGGTTAAGTCATTTGGGTGATAAAGCACATACATTTGTGTTATGGTTAAACACCGGTTTAAATAATTTACGCCGAATACTTGGTAAAGATTATTGGAGTTTTAGTAGTTTTTTAAAAACAAATACTAAACAAGCAATGGCGTTTATAATAAATTATGAATATAATTTAATAAAATATGCTCGAGATGAAGCATATCATGGTGTAATATGTGGTCATATACATACTCCAACAATAAAGATTGATGAAGATGGATTTGTATATTTTAATACAGGTGATTGGTGTGAGACTATTAGCGCTTTAGTTGAAAATCATGATGGTACATGGGAATTATTAGTATGGGATACTAATATTAATGATATGAAGGTAATATCAACATGGGGCATCAAATGAGATTGATTATAATAGATGATAATATGCCAAATCAGGTAAATGGTGTAGTAACAACTTTCAATTATCTTAAAAATGAATTATTTTCACGTGACAATATAAATGTAAATCACATTACACCTTATCAATTTTATAATATACCTGCTATGGTTTATCCTGGAGCAAGACTACCTATTAATTTATGGAAACTTGAAAATTATATAAAATCATATAATCCAACACACTTACATATTTGCACAGAAGGTTTGCTTGGACTAACTGCCAGATCCATATTTAGGAAACATGGATGGAATTATACAACGAGTTCTCACACTCGTTGGGATGAATACTTGGCAAAAACACTAAAAATAAAGCCAAATATTGGTATGAAATATATGAAATGGTTTCATAAATATAGCTATTCAGTATTGGTAAATACAAAATCTATTGCAACTGAATTAGAATTAAAAGGGTGGAAAAATTTAAAAATATGGACCCGTGGTACTGATAAAGATCTTTTTTCCTTCAATGATCATACACTAACTGATAAACCTACACTTCTAACAGTTGGTAGAATCAGTAAGGAAAAAAATATAGATGCTTTTTGCAACTTATCAAAAACAAACCAATATAAGTTAATATGTGTAGGTGATGGACCAGAATTAAATCGACTGAGAAAACAATATCCTGATGTTATTTTTTTAGGTGAATTAAAAGGAAAAGAACTAGCGGAACAGTATAAAATGGCTGATTGTTTTGTCTTTACTAGTATTACCGATACATTTGGTATGGTTATGATTGAAAGTATGTCAACAGGTACACCAATAGCAGCTTATCCAGTTCAAGCACCTAAGGATATTATAGAGCAGGGTATTACCGGATTTTTACATAATGATCTTAATATTGCTATTGATAATTGTTTATCTATACCAAGAAAAACAGTACATGATGGTAGTAAAAAATGGTGTTGGAAAAAAACCACAGATATATTTTTAAATTCATTAATAGAAAAATAAGTAAAAAGCCCTGGAATAAACCAGGGCTTTATTTTTATCCATAGGATCCATATTCTGTTTTAATTACTTTGTAATATCCACATATTGAACATGTATCAATATATTCAGTCATGGATTTATCCAGATAACCACCAGGATAGTATTCTTCTTTTCTGACTAAATGAACACAGGAGCCATTACAGACTTCCTTTAGCTTTGCTTTATCCATTGCTAGTAGTGCTTTAGCTCGATCAATAAGTCGTTCTGCTTCCTCAAGCTTACTAATCTTATCCTTGATATCTGTAATCAACTTATCTTTTTCATTAGTCACTGGAGCAATACATCCTCTATCTCTACAATCCATTCTAGTACAATCTTTTACACTCGTTCATATAGTTTCCAATACATATTTCTTACAAGTTCATATACCATATCATCATTTTCTCTATAGATATAATCTTTAATTTTCTTCATGACTTTTATAAAAAACTTCAAGTTTTATAAGCGTCACATATTCATTTATATTTTGATATGTATGAGTTGTAATTATATTCTGATATTTTGCATTTACAAGCTTATCAACTTGTCTGGAACACTCTATACTGGGTTTAAATTTTAGAGTTTTAATTATTGATTTCATTTGTGCTCATATCTACTATTGCTTCTGAGCTTTTATTGACTTGTTGCCAGACTTGATCCAAGACTTGATCCAAGACTTGAATCCTGACTTGATCCCAGACTTGATTCTCGACTTGAATCCTGACTTGATCCCAGACTTGACTATAGACTTGATACTTGACTTGAGTCCTGGCTTGCTTCATGCTTCCAATCCTTCATAGACTTGATCCCTGACTTGATCCCTGACTTGATTCCCGATTTGACTACTAACTTGATTTCTGACTTGATCCTTGACTTGATCCCAGACTTGATCTATGACTTGACCATAGACTTGATACTTGACTTGATCCCAGACTTGC